AATCAAGTCAGTGGTTAAGCATGGAATTAATAGTAGTGGAGACACTGCTTTTGTTCCAAAGCTTGAACATGAAAAGGTGATTATACCAACTTTAGTAGTTAAAACTAATGAAAAGAATAAACGAAGAAGACAGAAGAAGAAACTATTAAAGAAGAATTTGGCTGAAGCCGCTTTGGAAGAAAGTAATAATACCAAAGGTAATATTGTTACTGATGATTCCAAGGTTAAGGAGACGGTTAATAATTTAAACTAGTGAGCCCCCACAAAGATGTTTGTGGGGGCGTATTCTCTCAGGTTTTCGGAGTTTATTACGGTTGGTCTGATCCTTGTAGTTTTTCTTCGCAGTCGAGAGTTGTTGGGAGATCCTTCTGTACATTTCAAGACGTTGATAATAAGGTTAATGATCATTTTTGGGATTTAGCCTGTGAGTTAATGCCTGATTTGAAAACAGTGGGATGGCCTGATAGATCTGTTGAAGCGGAAAAGAAGAGCTATAAGTTGCAGTGTGATCGTCATGTAATTCATCGTTCTGTACCTAGCAAGTTGGAGATTGATGATACCATGAGTAAAATTCTAGGAAAATATAAGAGACACTCTTTACCAGAATACTGGAGAAATTTGGATTTCTTCGGAGCTGTGGAGGAGATGAAATCATATGTTAAGCCTGATGCTACTCCTGGTGTCCCCTACTCTCTAATAGCTAGTAGGAATGATAAATTATTTGAAATTCTTGGTGTTAGGTTTAATGAAATAGTCATCGAACGGATTAATAGGAGATTATCGTTCACATTAGATCAATTTGAGCGATTTTCTCCTATGGAATTAGTGGATTTAGGTTTGTGTGATCCTGTTAGGGTTTTTGTTAAGGCAGAGCCTCATAAAATTGGTAAACTCAAAGAAGGTAGAGTTCGACTCATACATTCTGTCTCTATTGTTGATAAGATTATAGAGATGATATATATGAGACACTTTACTAAGTTGGAGATTGAAAATTGGAAGGAGATACCTTCTAAACCCGGAATAGGTTTCACTGATGATGATTGTGATTTTGTCTATCGTGATACTTTAGGTAGACCGGTTGAGATGTATAGTAGTGATATTGAAGGATGGGATTGGAATGTTGATAAATGGCAACAAATCACAGAAGCTGAAAGATTGATACTCTTATGTGACAGTTGGAAGATGGATGATTCTAGGTATTTTATATCATCTAGATATTGGTGTCATCTTGTTAGGGCAACTGCTATTATAGAGTGTAAATCTGTTTATCAGTTTAGTGATGGTGTCATGATTGTCAACAATTTTGAAGGAATAGTTAATTCTGGCAAATATAAAACCAGTTGCGGGAACTCTGG